GGATATCCCATTCTCGGGTGATGCCGCTGAACTAGAGCGTAAGCGTGCTGCTGCCGTTGCTCTAGAAGTTAAGTTCCGTAGAATGAGTGATTACGCTATAATCAACCCTGCTGTAACTCTAACTGTTACAGCAGTTAACGTTGCTAACAACACAGTTAATATTACTGCCGGTGCTGCTTATGCTGCATTGACCCAGCTTCGTGATGACGATTGCTTTGCAATGGAAATCACGGGTGATGCTGCTGCACTAGCTGCTGCACAGCTAGAAATGACTGGTATTGCTACCAACTTGGCGTCCGGTTCGCACTTTGGTGTCGATCGTACTGACGCAACTGGTGAGCCAGCCCTACAGTCAGATGCTATCCGTTCAGTAGAAGATAGTGGTGTTACAGCCGATTACGATGTGTTCCAGCCATTAGCTCTTGGCCGTATGCAGAGCATTACTGATGCAGTATTCAACGATTCAGGTCTAGAAGTAGACACAATCGTTATGAACCCATCACAGCGTGCTTCATACACCAACCTATTGGTAGGTACCAACGCAGCTAACCTCTACAAGTCAACAGATTCTGCTCGTCAGGGTGATGGTGGCTTCAGTGGTCTAGGCTTCAACGGTATTCCAATCCGAGTCTCGGTAGATGCCGGTAAGCACATGCTTTACTTCTTGCACACGAAGAAGTGGAAAATGGCTGAGCTAGAGAAGCCCGGATTTGCCGACCTCGATGGTAACATTCTTGCCCGTGCAGGTATTGGTGCCGCTGGTGTAGATTCGTATGAAGGCTATTACCGCATTTACGCAGATGTCTACTGCGAGCGTCCAAATGCTAACGGTGCGTTAGTAGGTGTTGCGGTCTAAGATTGCGTAAAGTAAGCTAGACAGAGCCCCGTAGGGATGGTATACTAAGTGTGCCTCCCTACGGGGTTTTTTTATTAAGGAGAACAAATGAACTCAGGCATATACTACATCAGAAATCCAAAAGGTAAGCTATACATAGGTAGTACAAACAACTTTAAGCGTAGAAAAAGACAATATGCCAGAGGCCATTGTAAGGACCAAACGAAAATCTACAACTCTATCATGAAGTACGGCTGGGAACAACATGTGTTTTACGAGTTTATTTATTGCGAAGAAGAAAAACTTTTAGAAAAAGAACAAATGATGCTGGACTTTTATAAGCCAGAACTGAATCTTAACCCTATTGCAGCAAAACCTCCATCACGGCTAGGTAAAAAACACTCACCCGAAACGAGAAAAAAAATCTCTGAAGTACAGAAGGGCCGACCTCGGCCAGCCGGTGGAGCAAAGAAAATCCCGATCGTACAGTACAGCAAAAGCGGCGAGTTTATCAAAGAGTGGCCTTCAGCAATAGATGCAGCAAAATCTTTAGGAATAAAACGGGGAAACATTCCATCAGTCTGTACAGGCAAACGTAAATCAGCAGGCGGGTTCTGCTGGGCTTATAAGGAGACATAAAATGGAAATACTTTTAGGAATAGTATTAGCTTGTTTAGCTATAAAGCTCTGCGTGTTAATACATAGGGCTGAACACTTTATTAAGGCAAAAACGGATATGGAAACTTACAAACTAGAAAAAGAAAAAGAGTTTACCCGTCTGGCCGAGTTGGATGGACAGTCTGTTGGAGATTATAATGAGTTTTAAATCTAAAGGTCTTACAGGAAAAAGCTCGCTAGGCTCTGAAGCTTTCGAAGATCAAGCAGCCGAAGAGGCGCTAAAAAATGCGATGGCAGCAAGACAAGTCGCCGCCAGAGAACTTCAGAAAAAAGCCAAAACACGAAAAGGGCTCGGGCAAGCTTTGGAACTTGGTTTAGCAGCCACAGGTGGCATTGTTGGTGGTATATACGGCGGCCCTAAAGGTGCAGTGGAAGGCACAAAACTTGGAAAACAAGTTGGAGGCTTAGGTAGCGATCTTATTGAAGGTGGTCTTACAGAAAAAGCAGATAAAGTTATCGAAGAAACAGAAAAAATGAAGCGTATGCGTGCCGCAGACCAACCCAAAGAAGTAACTGACATTGCCGATAAAGGACTGCAAATAGCAGATTCTGGTTTAGAAATAGCAAAGTTTTTAGAAAAAATAGGAGCATTTAAAGAAAATGGATAATACAAAATCACTATTAGATGAACAAGGATATCCTAAAGGAATAAAAAGTCTCCTAGAAAGTTCAAAAACTTCAAAAATCGCAGAAACAAGGCTCTGGGATTTATCTCTTATGTATCTAAACGGCCAACAAAACGTCCGTTTTGATAAAACCCTAAGACAATATGTAACTCTTCGTAATCAACCCGGTCGTAATCAGCTTGTAGTAAACCTTGTTTTAAACCTGTACAGAGCTATTACAAGTCGTTTAACTACAAACTATCCCGGTATTGCGGTCCTTCCAGCCTCACCTTCTAATGAAGACATAGCAAAAGCAAAATCTTCAGAAGAACTTATTAAATATTTTTATCATTCAGACAAAGTAAAAGATAAACTAGTCAAAGCAATCGAATGGCTTGTATCTTGTGGGTCTGTAGCTCTTCAAGAGCACTATGATCCCGACAAAGGCTGCGTAACAATGGAGGTTGTCTCTCCATATGATGTATTTTTTGAACCCGGTTGTAACCATCCAGACGATTCTAGTTATATAGCTTTGCGAACAATAGTCCGTAAAGAAGATTTAAAACAAGCTTATCCAGAAAAAGCAGAAGAGATTGATGCTGCTCCAACAGTTTCAATGAGTTCAAATGAGGATACTTCCCTCCCCAATACACAAACTTACAATGGTGGGTCATATTTCTATCCCAGAGTAGAACTTTATGAAATCTATTTCAAAAATGGTAAACATGCATTTGTAGTTGGAGATAAATATCTATACCGTGGGGAAAACCCAATAGATAAGATGCCAGTTCAGTTTATTCGTTATACTAATCTTCCAGATAAAGTCTGGGGTAAGGGTATGATTGAAAGCATTATCGATTTGCAAAACCTATACAATAAAGCCCGTAATCAAGTTATTCAGAATGTCGAACTAATGAGTAACCCAAAATGGCTTATTCCTAAAACTGCTGGCGTAAATGGTTCAGCTATTAGAGGAACACCGGGAGAGATTGTCTATTATAATGCAGCAGGTGGAGTACCACAGCAAGTATCTATGGCACCATTACCCGGTTATGTATTAGATAACATTGCAAAACTTCAATCAGAAATGTTAGATGTTGCTGGTATTCACTCAACATCACTTGGTAAAAGAGCAGTTGGCGTTACATCTGGTAAGGCCATTGAAGCTCTTTCTCAACAAGATGTCTCACAGTTGATGATGACACAAACAAACATTGAACATGCCGTTAGAGATATGGCAACAAGTGTTCTTTGTCTGATGAAGAAATATTACACCAAAGATAAATATATCCGCATGTTTGATGGTATGGGTTCTATGGTGTTTAAGAAAGTAAATGCTACCGACATTGTAGAAACACCTGAGGTATTCCTAGAAGCAGGTAGCTTATTCAGAGACGAAGCACAAGACAGAGACGCTAAGATTCTAAACCTCTTGCAACTCGGCTTGATTCCAAAAGAACTAGCGCTAAAAGAGCTTTCATTTAAGACAGGAAATGCCTATGTCCTAGAAGAAACAAGAGCCCTTAACCATGCACAAGAGATTTTGGATAGCGTTAAAGCAGGCGCTCAGATTGAGATATTCAGCAATGATGATATTCCAACATTCTTGCAAGTATTTAGTAGCTTCATGAAATCAGATGAATATTATGATCTTGCTGAACCAATCCGTGACTACATGCGAGATATCTTAGTGGCTTTGGCAGGTTTTAAACCACCAAATCCAGAAAACCCAGAAGAAGCAAAAGCAATGGATAGGGTTTTCCCAATGATGCCTAAGTCTGGAGAATACGAACAAGAGGCTTTGGCACAACAAATAGCAGCTTCAGGACCAGCTAGAGAACAAATGCAGGAAGCTATGATGGAAAATGCTCTAATGTCAAATGCTTATGAAACTGCTAGAGGCCAAGTAAGGCAGCAACCACAAGGCAATGACCTTGCAGTAATCAATGGCAGAGCAACGGAGTAAATAAATGACAACTTTTGAAGTAGCAGAACTTTTCAAACAATATGTAGACGACTCTGACCAAACTTTTATGAGTCCTGACAACGCTGTAACGTTTCTTAATATTGGTTATCGTGAGTTTGTTTCTCAAGTTGCTGAAGAGGATTCTAACTTTTATGCAACTCAAGAACTTTATACAGCAGTCAATGACGACGAACTAGACCTAGCAACAACGCTTACTGGTAATACCATTATGGGCGCTACTCCAGCAGGTGATAGGTTATACCGTATTATGCGAGTTTCACAAGCAGAGGCTTCAGGAAACCCACGATACTACTTGCAACCATCTAGAAGTCTAGTTTCAGTTAGAAATGGCATAAACTTGTACATGTTGAGAGGAAGCAAGCTTATCTTCTCAGGTGAAGTAGAAAACATTCTTGTAGAGTATGTGGGTTTTAATGATAGCCCATTTACCTTAGCTAATATTGCTACATCAGGTGCTGGTGTCTTCATTGACGACCTCACCCAGTTTCATGATTTAGTTGCACTTTTGGCTTGTAAACAATACCAGATAAAGGACTTTGCAGCTAATCCTGTGCTAATGCAACAACTAGCAGAAAGAAAGTTGGATTTGATCGAGTATCTAAGCCAAGGTAGGACATGGGCGAATACTAGTGTTGTCGCTTCAGATGAGTTGGATTATCTTCAATACTAAATGAAGCACTGGAAAGATCAAAAAAGCGCTAGAAAAACTATAAGGAAACATAAATGGCAGCACCAAGGCAAGAAATAGAAATCCTCCGAGAAGGCATAGAACTTCAAAATCCTTACAATAATACGGTTTTTATTCAGAATCTTTATAAAAACAGAGGTTTATTTGAAACAAGAGAAGGATTTGGCACACTTGAAGAGTTCAACGCTCCGCTAAATGCCTTAAACATAAATAGCCCCCAGAGTCCAATAGACACAACTGG